GACGTGGCTGGCGCATCCGCAACCTGATCGTCAGCGGGACCACCCGCTACACCGAGCAGACCAAGTTCCTCGCCGGTTGTGGCGTGGACAAGTGCTTCGTCGGCATTGAGTTCGACGCCTCAACGGGAACCAACTCGTTTGAGGGCACCGTGTTTGAGGACATCCAGGTGCGCATCACCGAGCCAGGCGCTCGTGCATTCATGGTGCGCGGCTCAGGAACTGTCTCGGCGCTCCTGTATCACTCCACAATCAACGCCAACGGCACCGTTGGACCGGGATGCTCGTCCGAAGCTGGCACGTTCTTCCGTTCCAAGATGGCGCTAACGTCTAGCAACAACCTTCGGCTTGCAGTATCTACTTCTTCGGGTGGAACTTCTTACACCAACTACCAGCAGTTCTCGCTTGCCCTCAGCTCCAACACCACGGTTGCCATTTCCGCAGGCGCAAGCATTGTTATTGGTGGTGTGTATTTTACAAGTCCCGCATATCAGGCAGCAGGCTCATCTTCAATCAACCTGATTGCACCAAACGCAAGCGGCACGGTTTCGGCATCCACTGATGTCACGTTGTCTTACGGCCTAAGCGGATGCCCCGCAATCATCGGCACGACTTCAGGTTCAGTCTCGGGCACTGTCACGTCGCTACCGACCTCGGCGGGCACCAACTGGCGAGTTCAGGACGGCCAGATCGTCAACCTCGTCAGCCCGACGACCATCTCGGCGACCACCACGTCCTCGAGCAACATCGTCACGCTCGCTTCGGGCAACACGGCGACGGTCTGGCAGGGGTGCAGCGTCCTGATCCCCGGCGCCGGTCCGAGCGGCGGCCCTCTACTGACCAACGTCACCAAAGTCCTTTCGAGCACGACGTTCCAAGTCGCGACAGCAGCGACTACAGCAGCTTCCGCGGCATCGGGCACCGTCAACGTCCAGCAGGCCTTCATGGTCTACGGCAACGTAGCCAGCGGAGCGACCTCGCTCACCACCTACTCGGTCACCGCCTCGGCTACCTTCGCCAGCGGTTCGTTCGTCGAGCTGCCTCCGGTTGGCATCGTTGTCGGCACGCCCAGGCCCGGTGTGAGCAACACGACCACGGACGCTTCCCGCCTCGTCGGTTCAATCGTCAACTGGCAGGTAGAAAACAGCAGCTCGCAGGCCACGTCAATCCTCGCCTACGTTGCGCCATTTGCAACGATGCAATACAGCGGATGGGTCGGTTCGTACCTCAACAACTACCCAATCGTCCAGGCATACGGGACGTTTCAGACGACCGCCGGCACGCTTGCAGCCGGAGCGACCGCAGGACTCACCAACGCTTCCTCGGGCATTGGGATCAAGGGCAACGCCACAACTCCTTACGATGTGTTTATCCCCGGTGGCACCGCTTCGGGCGCTCCAAGCTCGGGTACGCACAGCCTGTTTGAAATCGTCCCCGACGCGACGGGTCGCATTTGGATTTGCACCGCAGCGGGAACTCCTGGAACGTGGGTTTCGGTGGCACCGGCTCAGGTGCAGACTGTCACTGTCACGGCTTCTGGTTCTTATGCCGGCACCGTTCCTTCGTGGGCCACGACTGCTGAAGTCCGCATGGTTGGCGGTGGCGGCGGCGGCGGCGGCGGCATCCTTTCAGTCACTGGCTTTGGTGGGGGAGGCGGAGGAGCAGCGGGAACTGTTGTTGCTAAAACGCTTTCTGTTACTGGCGGCGGTGCTTACTCTGGCAGCGTCGGAGCGGGCGGTGGTGGTGGAGCAGTTAGCACAAGTGGAACTTCGGGAAGCAGCACGACGTTCATCCACAACTCAACCACTTACACGGCAACAGGCGGACAGGCCGGAAACGCTGGTAGTACGGCTGCTTCCGCAGGCGGTATCTATGGTCTTGCTTCTGCAAGCACATCGGCACCGTCCACAGGATCAGGTGCTCCTTCGAGCACGGTCACCACGAACCAAGGCCCCGGCCCGGTGCCCTATGGGTGCAGCGGCGGAGCGGCTGGTTACCCGCAGTCCGGTTCGGTCGGTGGCAAGGGCGGCGATGGTGGATCGTCAACCGGCGGTTCCAAGAACAACGGCGTCAACTCAACCACGTCGGGCACCGCAGGCGGCAATGGCGAATCGTCTTCGTCTACGTCTCCCGGTGGTGGTGGTGGCGGTGGCGGTGGCGGTGCGTTCACAGGTGGGACCGCTGGTATTGGTGGCAACGGTGGCACCGGATCGGTCACGATCATCTTCCGAGCTGCATAATGTACGGCACCGCCTATGCCGTAGGTGCGTATGATGCTGATGGCACTGTTGGGCTAAAGCCATACTTCACCCCACCCACGGTCAAGGACATCGCACCTTACCTTCCCGATTCAAGCGGTCTACAGGTGCGTTTGTTCCGCCACTACGCAACCAGGTATCGAGGGGTCAACGTCTACCTTCTCTCGGACGGGACGTTTGTGCAGGACACCGCCACCCCCGAGAACGCAAACAGTGGCTACCCCCTGCCGTGGATCTTGAACAACGACCCAACAAAGATCGGTTGGAACCCTCCGTCATACGTCAACGGTCAGATTGTCTATGGGCCAGAAGTTAGTTGGCCCACGGGTGCGCTTCCCAACACCTACTCAACGGTGTACAACATTGACGGAACCGTTACGACAACTGCACTGTCCCCGTACATTGCTAAGATATACGAGGGTGGTCACACCCATGCCATTACCCAAGACGAGGCTGTCGCTCTGATGGCCGCTGGCTACACAGTGGAGTATGTCTAATGCCTTACAAGGAACTTGCTGGCGTGCTGAATCAGCTTGCCGGGACCACCAACCTAGAGACCGCTGGGGCTGCCAACGCCTACGCCGGCACGACCAACCTTGAGCTGATCCACGCCCTCAACGTCAAGGCAGGGATCACTGTTCCCCCATTCCTTGAGTTTGCTGGTGCGTGCAACAGCATCGCCGGCACCAATGGACTTGGTGGGGTAGAGGCACTGAACGTCAAGGCTGGGAACACCCTGCCATGATGGAGCACGACTGCCCTGGTGAGACCTGCTGGTATTGCAAGGTCGCCTCTGTTTCATTTTCGGCCTCGTCTATGCCCACACGAAACAACTCGGTTGCCGAGACGAACCGTGCCGAGAAGCAGTTGACCAAGGACCGTGACGCTTTCAAGGCGATGCGTGAGCAGGGCATCCAGCCCGCTCGACTCAAGGGCGCTGCCGAGTTGCAGGACAAAGCCCACACCAAGCACGAGATTGAGACTGGCAAGCTTCTTGGGAACAAGGGTCTTGCCTCCAAGGTGGAAACCACCGTCAAGGAACTTGCCAAGCGGTGAGGCTGCAAATCTACGGAGACAGGATTGGTTGGACCGGATACGGTCGGATGGTCCATGAGATCCGTGCTGCCCTAGAACGGGCGGGCGTTGAAGTGGTGGACTACGAACGGGATTGTAAAGATCCGATCCTGTTCACCTGCCCCCCTCAGCGCCCCGAGGGTTGGTGGGAGGGACAGTCTGTTTCCCTGCTGACGATGTGGGAATCCACTGAGCTTGCGATGGATCACCTTACTGCCGTTCCCTTGTTTGATCGAGTCCTGGTTCCCTCGGAGCAGAACTTGTCAATGTTCTCTCGGATCAACCCAAACACGACAAAGTTCACGCTTGGCTGCGACTACGACCTGTGGAGCATAACGCCGCACGTTATGTCGGACCCTTTTACTGTCATCACGGCTGGCAGGGGTGGCCGGCGCAAGGGCATTGACATCTCGATCAAGGTGTTCCGTAGGTTCTCTGACTACATTGTGCGAAAGGGATACCCTCGCCCGAGGCTTATCATCAAGTCTCCCGTCAACCTCTCCAAGAAGTACGATGACATCATCGTCGTGGACGAGGTGCTGTCCGAGGAGGACGAGAAGAAGCTCTACGACTCCGCCCATGTCTACCTCGGGCTGAGCAGGGGTGAGGGATGGGGGATGATCCCGCATCAGACCATCGCCTCTGGCAAGCCCACCATCCTTACCGATGCTCACGGACATGCTGAGTTTGCCAAGTACGGACTTGGAATCGGGTGGCGTGAAGTCAAAGCCGAGACCGAGATCGTTGGCAGATCAGGCAACTGGTGGGAGCCGAGCGAGGACCAGGCTCTTGACACCCTTATTGCCGTGTTTGAGAACTACGGTCACTACGCAGCCCTCGCCCTCAAGAATGCCGAGAAGATTCGTGAGTTCACTTGGGACCGCACGGCTCAGGAGATTCTGCGGGCGTTGCCGAAACAGGGAAAGGTGACGGACAAGTGGTTCGTCTGCCCGCAGACCTACCTCAGCCTCAGGGTCACGAAGCCCATTGACTGCAACATCGGGGACAGATCTCATTCATTCGTTCCCAATAAAGAGTACAATGTAACAGCAGACGTAAAGCGGGTTCTCTACGACGCTGGGTACGTTGACCCCTCTTGCGTTGACCCGTTTGAGAAGGCGATTTACGAGAAGCCCCGCCCCCAAAGCATTGACGAAGGATTCGCAGCATGACCACCTCATTCAACGATTGGATCGAGAAGGTCTGGCGTCGTGTCTACTCAGGCTCCGCAGATGCCACGGTGCAGCTTGGTTTGTACAACTCCTCAACGAACACCTGGTCCGGTGGCATCTCCTCCTCTGACATCACCTTCTCCGTCACTCCCCCATCGGGCAGCAACCCCTCCACTGTCCCGACCAACGCTCTGCGGGTGGGTGCGGTTCTTTCGATTGACCTTGAAGTCATGTACGTCACGGGCTACAACAGCACCTCCAACTCGGTGACTGTGGTTCGTGGGTACGAGGGTTCCGTTGCTGCTGCGCACACGGGCGGAACGCTTGTCTACATCCAGCCGGTGTACACCAAGTTCGATGTCGGCGTGGCGCTGAATGACGAACTCCTCCGCCTGTCCTCCCCCGGCAACGGTCTGTTCAAGGTGGGCGTGGAGACGATCACCTACAACCCCGTCTACATGGGCTACGACCTTGCTGGCATCCCGACGAACTTCATCGACGTGATGGAGATTCGCCACAAGATCCCGTACCCGACAAGGAACTACCCAAGCATCAAGAAGTGGAAGGTGCTCCGTTCCATCCCCGACGCCGGTGTGTTCCCCTCGGGCGCAGGCATCGTTGTCTACGAGTCGGGCTACCCTGGTATGCCGATGTACGTTCAGTACAGCGCCCCGTTCACCACGGTTGATCCGGCTGCATGGGCGAGCACGTCCGATGTGGCTGCTGCTACGGGGATGACTGCGACAATGGTGGACATCCCGCCCCTCGGCGCTGAGATCCAGCTCACCCTGCCCCGTGAGATCCGCAGGAACTTTATGAACAGCCAGCCCGATCCTCGCAAGGCCCCCGAGGTTCCTGCCGGCTCCATCTCCAACTCTGTACAGGCTTTGATGATGACGTACAACTCACGCATCAGTGAGGAAGCAGATCGTCTCATGCGCCAGTACACCCGAGTCGAGGGTTGGTAGTGGCCGCTCTCACCCCCACGCACTCTTACACCCTCCCCTACCGGAGTCGTTCGGGTACTGTCGCCGGCACAGAGTTGCTTCGCTTTGGCGAGGAGATCCCCACCCCGTCCGTTGCTGTCTCTATTCCCCCTACAGGTGGATTCCCTGTCAGCATTGACGGTCGGAACTACATGGTGGATACGTCCTTTGAGCCGTACCGCCGTGAAGCGTTCAAGCACAAGTCCATCCCACCGCAGCGTCAGTCGCTCCACTTTACCAACAACCCCGACGATGGCACCATCTCCACCGAGGGACTGTGGCGACGGGAGGCACGGGATTGGTCGCTCGGTGCGGGACAGATTTACTTTGACCGCAAGAAGTCCGATGAGGCTCGCTTCTACCGCAGCAAGGGTGTTGACCCCTGGACCCAGTGGCAGCTTCAACTCCTCCCTGACACCAAGGTTCAGTACACCGCCGCCAACAGCACCAATGTTGTCAAGGCTATTCGAGTCGGCAACTATGTCTACTGGCAGGACGGCAACACAATCCGCTTTACTTCCTACTGGCCGAACCAGATCGGCATTACTCAGTCCGTTGGACCTGTCGGTAGTGGCACTACGACGTTCAGCGTCAAGTCCACCGCTGGTTGGCCCGCTAGTGGATCACTGTTCTACATCATCATTGACTCCGAAGTCATGTTGGTCAGTTCGTGGTCGTACAACTCCGGCTTGGGATATTACGACATCACGGTCGTTCGAGGACAACAGAACACCGGCGTTGTAGGTCACACCAACACCACCGTCACTCCCTACACGGCACTTGCCACGGGAATCACGGGGACGATCCTTGACTTTGTTACCGATGGATATAACGTATGGGTGCTGACCACCGCTGGTTTGTTCAACACCATCGTTGGCAACACTGACGGTTGCGCCAAGCTCACCTCTTGGACTCTCACTCCCCTCGTCGGGACTTCGCTTACGGGGGTGCTTGCATGGGCTGGCGGGCGTCTCATCATGGCGCTCAACAACATCCAGTCCCTCGGTTCAAGCAGCGTTATGACCGTCCCCACGGGTTCGAGCGTCTTTGACCTGACCAGTGCAAAGCAGGGAACTGCCGTGGCGAAGATTGTTGGTTACTTGGCTGCCAACATCAACTCGTCTCAGACTTCAATCACGGTTGACTATTTGCAGTCAGCACTTGGCACTGGTGCTTATGTGCAGATTGAAGGCGAGATCATCAAGGTCGGTTCTTCTCCAAACATGGGCGCTACCTCTCTCGGCACCGTCACCCGTGGTCAGCTCTCCACCATCGCTGCCGCCCACAACGCAGGCACCCCGATCTACAGCATCAACAGCACCAGCGCCGCTGTTCCCAACTTTGCAGGCGTCCAACCCGTAGAAGCGGGCTTGCTCTACACCCACCCGAACCTACAGTGGAAGTGGACGGGCATCGCAGGTGGTTCGTCACAGATTTACTTTGCGGGCCACCCTGACGACACCGAAGATCCTGGTCTTGTCTACCGCAGCACGTTGACCTCTGGCACGGCATCTTCCACCACGGCAGTAGCCGTTTCAGGTGGGTTGACCATTCCTGTTGTCGCCCTTCCAATGCCCGCAGGCGAGTACCCCACGGCTATTCGTAACTACTTGAACTACATCTTCGTGGGTACAAATAAGGGAATCCGAATGTGCGAAACCCTGAACGCACTCGATCCCACGGGCAACACGGGCGATCTCAAGTCGGGACCGCTGATCCCCAATATCACTCAGCCTGTCTCCTCCCCCGTCACCGCCATCATGGGCTACGACAGGTACGTCTACTTCGCCTGGAACAACTACGACTCCACCTCCTCGGGCTTGGGTCGCATGGACCTGACGAGCTTCATCGACACGCAAGCTCCTGCCTACGCTTCTGACCTGATGATCTCGGGGCAGGGGACCGTGACGTGGTTGGACTTCGACCCCATCAACAACAGCCCCCTAATCTCCTTTGACCCGATCTCGGGGAACGCCGCCATCTACACCGCCGACCTTGACAACTGCGTTGAGGAAGGGCAGGTGGACTCCGGCCTCATCACCTACGGCATCCCCGATTTCAAGAACGCTGTCAGCATTGACGCCAACATTGAAAACATCAGTGGTTCCACCAGTTCCTCGGTAGCGTTTGAGGTTGCGGTGGACAATGGTGCCGCCTTGAGCATTGGTTCCTACTCCGGCCTTGCTGCCAAGACCACGCTTCCGTTCCCCACCCAACAGTTCGGTGAGCAGTACCGCATCTACACGGACCTCTACCCCGCCACCGATGCCAATGGTAACTATGTCTCCCCGACGCTCAACCGTTGGACCTTGAAGGCCCTGCCTGGTATCCCATCTGGTATCACCATCATGGCTGTCCTGCTGTTCTACGAGCCGTTTGACATGGACGGAACGATGGTCTACCAAGATCCCTACGTTGAGTACAAGTACCTAGAGCTGTTGCGTCAGCAGCAGAAGGTAGTCACCTACGTTGAGGGTTCGTGGTCAGCGTCCGTCACGGTGGACCTCATTGAATGGCTCCCCGAGCGCCGACGCCCCACGGTTCAAGGTGGCTACCACGGCGACCTTGTTGTTACTCTCAAGACCATTACCGGATGATAGGATAGTTTGATGTCGTTTTCTGTTCGCTCTTACTCTGGCTTGGCCCAGGCTTCTACGTTGCAGGCGGGGATGGACAATATTGTTGCATCGTTCAACATCGCCAGCGCCGACTCTGCCACTTGGGTTGAGACCAACGGTTCTTCGCAGCAGCTTGGCTACTCGGGCAACTTCGTGTGCGTCATCGGTTACGGAGGGTCCAACGAGGAGAAAGTGCTGTGCTCCGGCATCAGCGGGACGCAGGTAAACATTGCAAGCCGTGGCTACGATGGCACGACTGCTTCAAGCCACGTTGCCGGCGAGGTTGTCATGCCGGTGTTCTCCTCTGTGGAGGCATACGAGGCGAACAAGGTTGCCAACCAGACGCTAGGGCAGGTGACTACTGCGGGCGACATGCTCTACGCCAGCGGGCTGAACGCCCTCGCCCGCCTCGCAGTTGGCTCCAACAGCCAGAACGCCCTTCTGTACACCAACAGCGGTGTCCCCGCATGGCTCGGTGCGGGCGTTCAGGGAACGACCTTGCAGACCACCAGCACCGGACTACAGTGGGTGACAAACATCCCGCCGCACGGCCAGTTTGACAACAGCGCAGGCACGGCACAGACCATCAGCACCAACTCCACGGCAGATCAGCAGGTCAAGCTCTCCATTGCTTCCACCTACACGCTCGGGACCAACACCCCCACCGTTTCCTCTAACGTGGTCACGATCAACCGTGCAGGGCTGTACAAGATCACCCTTCGCACCGGCTTGCAGGCAACGTCGATCTCGGGCAACGCCCTCGTCATGCCGGTCCTCGTCACCCCCGATACGACTGGCTCCACCACTGTCACTCACTACGGTTCTGCGTTCACGGCGAACTCGGCGGTGGACACGGTGGGGACGCTTGAGGTTGTGGTTCCGATCAACCCGTCCAACACGGCCAAGACGATCACCCCGTACATCTCGCTTACGACTATTACGTCAGGAACGAACAACGTCACGGTCCCGAAGTCCTCGGGCAAGAACTTTCTCACCGTCACCTACCTCGGTCCTCTCACTTAGGAGTAATCATGGCTATTTGTCCTTTCGCTCAGTGGCACGGTCCTGTCCCCAACATCGGTGGGAAGATGGGGCCGATCAAGCTTGGTGTGGTTCACATCATGCAGGGTTCCCTCGGTGGTTCCGATGGTTGGTTCCACAATCCCTCGGCTCAGGTGTCGGCGCACTTTGGCATCGGCAAGGACGGGACCATCTACCAGTGGGTTGACACTTCCGACATCGCATGGGCTGAGGCCAACTACAACGGGCAGGCCATCTCGGTCGAGCACGAGGGCTACGCTGGCGAGCGGCTGACGGACAAGCAGGCGTGGTCGCTTGCGTGCCTGATGAAGTGGGCGCGTGAGGCTCACGGCCTCCCGATCCGTCGCACCTTCGATCCCAACGGGACGGGGTGGTTGGGTCACGGTGAGCTTGGGAACGCAGGTGGTGGACATCAGGGTTGCCCTGGTCAGCCTGTTCTTGATCAGCTCCCCGGCATCATCTCCTTTCTGCATCATGGCAAGACTCCTGCTGGACCCGCTGCGCCCGCTACCCTCCCGGTTCTCTCGCAGGGTGCTACGGGCATGGCTGTCATCAAGTTGCAGCAGCACCTCGGTATTGCAGCAGATGGTGTGTTTGGTCCCGCCACCACCGCAAGCGTGAAGATGTTTCAGCAGACCCACAACCTCCTCTCAGATGGTGTTGTCGGTCCTGCTACATGGGCTGCGCTAGGCGTCTGATGAACTGGCCGTACCTGAACAACGTCCTCGGGGCGCTCGCCTCGGGGTTCATCGTTGCAGGTGCGCTTGTCGGAATCGTGGCAGGGATCGTCCGCACGATCCGTTGGTGGAGGAAGCGATGATCGGTCGCCCTGAGTCTCGGTTCCACAAGTGGCAGACCCGTGCGCTTGAGCGGTTTGATGTCTGGTTCACCTCTCCCTCGTGCGTGTGGCAGACCCTCTTTGTTTGCGCCATTATTGTCATCGTGGAGGCCGTGCGCCCCGACCTTGATCCGCACTTCTTTGTCCTGCTCATGGTCCTCACGGTCTACTCCGCTATCACCCAGCCCGCCCTCGCTCAGTCCTCGGCAGCCACGGCAAAGAAGCTTGAGCTGATTATGGAGCGGCAGCAGGGGGTCATGGATTCCCTCGTCCTCTTGCAGCAGGAGCAGGTCGAGGAGTTGGAGGAGACCAGTGAGATCCTTGAGGACGTACAACAGATCCTTCGTCGCAACGAACCCTGATGTGGGGGGAGATCGCATGGCTCTCGGCCATTGGGTGCGTCGGGATGGCGATTCAGGATTCGGTGGGGACGTTCCTCGTCCGAGCAATCAACACCAACCGACCCAACCTGGCCGGGGCAATGGACGTGCTCGGGGACATCGCCAAGATCCTGATTCTCTCCATCTCCGCCAACGACCTGACGCACGGGTACGGATGGAAGGGCTACCTCGGGATTATTCCCATTCTCTGTACTGCCTTTGTCGTGACTCACCATTCAGTGAAGTTGGCGAGTGGGATGGAGGATTCTGAGGATGCCGCCGAGGACGACGACAGGGACGCAAGGATCAAGAAGCTCGAAGCGCAAGTTGCCGCCCTTACTCCCCAAGTGTGAGTCCTGTTTCTTCTACCCGCAGATTCCTACAGGTACGAAATGCTGGAAGTGTACAATTGAGAAGTGTTGCTCCCGAGTGGAGAAAGGTAAGTCATGTCCGACACATTGGGTGGACCCAAGCAAACTCCACAGCCGGGTGATCTGGTCCTAGCGCACAACAAGGGTGCCTTCGCTACCCTGATCCGGTTCGGCCAGTGGCTCCGTCCCTCGTGGCGGAAGTACAAGAAGTGGAACCACGCCGCAATGGTGGTCAATACCACATCTGGTATCAAGTGCGTGCAGATGGGACGGTTGGGTCAGACTTGTTGGATTGAAGATGTAGCACCTCGTGGATACACCGAGATCCGCCCCTGCCCTGCTAACGTGGATCGTGTTAGGGCCGTTGATTACGCCTTGCACCAAGTCGGAGTCAAGTACAGCGTTGCAACCATTCTTTCCATTGCACTCAACCTCATCACCCCATCGTGGCTGCGGTTTGATTTCCGTCGCCACGGCACCGCTCTCATCTGCTCCGCTCTCGTTGCACGGTCATGGGAGCACGGGGGCTGGGATGTCCCCGGTGACTACGACCCGTACCAGGTGACGCCTGCACAGCTCGCAATGTGGACTGAAACCTAACCCTTACCAAGGGGGAGCCATATGAAGGGTTACGCACCAACGACGCATGTGGTCATTCCTGACTGTCAGGTAAAGCCAGGTGTCCCCATCGACCATCTTCGGTGGGCGGGTCAGTACATCGTGGACGAGTTCGCCCACAAGCCCAACGTCAAGATCATCTGTCTTGGCGACTTCGCTGACATGGAATCCCTCTCGCTCTACGACAAGGGCAAGAAGGAGATGGAAGGACGCCGCTATGCAGCCGACATCAAGGCAAGCAACTACGCATGGTCTGTACTCAATCAGCCCTTGGTGGAGTACAACCAAGTCCGCAAGCGGTACAAGGAGAAGCGTTGGGACCCTGAGCGTCACCTCACCCTCGGGAACCATGAGGACCGGATCGACCGTGCTGTCAGTTTGGATGCCAAGCTGGAAGGCACTATCTCCTTAAACGATCTTGACTACGAGCGCAGCGGTTGGCAGGTCCACCCCTACCGCCACATCCTCTGGCTCGATGGGGTCGCCTACGCACACTTGTTCTACAACCAGATGAACGGTCGCCCGTATGGTGGGAACAACATGGAGACCAGGCTCAAGACCATTGGCCACTCGTTCACGATGGGTCACCAGCAGGTGCTGTTGCATGGACTCCGATATGTTGCCGGCAGGCAGCAGAACGGTCTTGTGGCGGGTGCGTTCTACATGCACGACGAGGACTACCTCGGTCCGCAGCAAGCGTATTGGCGAGGGATCATCGTCAAGCACCAGGTTGAGGATGGCTCCTACGACATCATGTGCGTGTCAATGGATTACCTGTGCAGGCGTTATACAGGCAAGCGTCTGAGGGACTACACTCCTAAGTCCTACGCTCCTCAGTTCAAGGACTCAGATGTACCTCACAGTGACCTGCCCTCGATGCGCCGCTAGTTATCGCATCGCCCCCCTCGCACAGCTCCCGCAGCCCAGCAGGTTGATCTCCACGCTGGCCGACCTTCACCACGGTCACCACTGTTCTCTCAAAGAAAGTATTGACGAGCGCCGGCTGCGTGTGTAGTGTCCCTTGTGTTGACCGAGAGGTCACGAAACCAAGGGAGAGACAGTGGAGATTTCACTGGATGAGTACGATGCCCTGTTGGGTATCGGTGAGGCGTCAGTCAGGCTCCTCACAGAACTGTCACTGGTGACCCGTATCCTTGAGGATGCGGTCCGAGAGTGGAGCGACATCAAGGACCGAGAGGCATCTCTCGGCATCTTCAAGGAGGAAGTCAATGTCTGACTGGATGCAGCCACGACAGCCCATGTTCACCCATCTGTTCCTTGAGGACATGATGCAGGCGAACGCTGAGAAGGGGAAGAAGGCTCAGGCGTTCAACACCCCGTTCCGCTACTCCGACGCCGGCAAGTGCGAGCGTCAGATGGCGTACTCGTTCCTCGGCTTGGAGGGTGAGCCGTTCGACGGTCCCTCCACGCTGGTCACGGAGCTCGGCACCATGATCCACGAGTGGATTCAGGAGGCGATTCTGCGCCGCTACCCCGAGGCCACGTTTGAGGGCAAGAGCCAGGTCGTGACCTCCTCGGGTCACTTCGATGGAATCGTCCCCGATGTCCCCGGTCTTGGCAAGGTGCTGCTTGAGTTCAAGAGTATGGGCGGTACTGCCTACTCCAAGTCCATCGGTGCCGGACAGCGTGGCATGAACGCCCCTGGTGGTCCTCGCTACTCCGCCATCTTGCAGTCGGCGCTGAACGCTCAGGCGAACGGGTGCGACACCATCATCATCGGCCACATCGCCCTCGAAGCCATCTCCCGCCAGAAGGCATCACGCCTCGAACTGCCGGAGTGGAACCGCTGCATCTCCGAGTGGATCATCCCGAAGGAAGTGTGGGAGCCACTGGCTGACGCCGAGATCGCCCGTCAGTTGACGATCCTTGATGAGCTCCGCATGGACCGCCTGCCCCCCCGTCTTGCCATCAACGACAGTGGCGCAGAGGAGCACCTGAACCCCGAGACCGACAAGTCCTGGCAATGCGTCTACTGCTCGTACCGTGAGACCTGCATCACCGATGGTCCCGACACCCCCGCCAACCCGCACATCAAGGAGGAGAAGTGAGCATCATCCCAGGAGAGATCGTTCTCATCAACATTGAGCCGGAGTACGGCGAGTGGAGTGAGGCCGTGGTCATTGACGTTGTGCAGTCGGTGGTGGTGAAGATTTACGACCACCGAATCCCGCTCACGGATGTCATCGCTGACCCCGATGGGGACTACGAGGAGATCATCGTCCCCCTCGACAAGATCATCAAGCTCCCGAAGGAGGAGAAGTAATGCAGAGTGAGAGCATCAACGAACTGGCGAAGGCCCTGTGTGCAGCGCAGACAGAGTTCACCGCCATCCCGAAGGACAGCAGCAACCCGTTCTTCAAGAGCAAGTACGCCGGTCTGCCGGTGGTGGTTGCGGTGGCATCGCCCATCCTCAACAAGCATGGGCTGTCGATCTCGCAGCACATCAGCGTGGAGGGTGACAACGACACGATGACCACCTACCTGCTGCATGAGTCGGGGCAGTACATCGCCCACGCCATGCGCCTGCACTTGGTCAAGAGCGACCCGCAGGGACAGGGATCGGCAGTCACCTACGCCCGTCGCTACTCGTACATGAGCGTCCTTGGTCTGGTGGCCGACGACGATGACGATGGCAACGCCGGCTCGGGGATGCCGACGATCAAGCCCAAGCACGCCGACCCTGCTCCGCACATTGAGCAGGCACGGTCAACCGTCGCTGCCAACAAGCAGGCACCCCCAGCCGGCAAGATCAACGCCTTGGAGGACAGCCGTTGGGCGACCATCGCTGAGGGAGCAAAGCATCCTGGTGCGTCCGAGATGCTGACGGACATCCACGGCAAGGGTGAGAAGTTCAAGTTCCTCAGTGAGAAGCAGGTCGCCGCCGCTTTCGCTGCCGCCACCAAGCTCACTCAGGCACCGCAGTCGGGGACGATGAACAAGATCGCAGACGCCTTCCCCGGCTCGCACGATGAGAGGCCGTTCTAATGGAGCGGTTCTTCGTCGCACTCGCAGCATCCATCATCATCATCGGCACCGTTTTGGTTGCCGTTGCCATTGAAATCGCCAAGTAAGGAGAGAGAAATGCAGAACACATACATCGGTCGTCTCGGGGATGACCCTGCCCTTCGTTTCTCGGAGGCAGGCAACGCTTGGTGCGGAGTCGGGTTCGCCATTGAGGTGCGCAAGAAGGTGGACGGGGAGTGGACCTCGGTCCCGATCTGGTGCGACCTCAAGATGTTCGGGGCAATCGCTGAGCAGGCGTCTGCCGTGATCCACAAAGGTTCGTCGCTGATCGTGGTGGGTGAGTTGCAGCCCACCGAGTACACGAACAAGGCCGGCGAGGTGGTCAAGTCCTTTGAGCTGATCGCTCAGGAGGTGGGGATGAACCTGCGTTGGGGTCTCGGATGAGCGAGTATTACAACGACGAGAAGTTCTACATGCCCCCCTCGCAGAAGGGCGACCCTCGATTCCACAAGATCCTTGCGGAGTTGAAGGCAACGCATGAGAGGAAGTCTGCGGACTACGGCACGGGAGATGACTTTCTTGCCAACGTCCGTGCGAGTGCAGGGTGGGGGATCTCGCCCTGGATCGGGACCATGATCCGTGCCAACGACAAGATCATCCGGTTGCAGAGCTTGATTGAGAATGGCAAGTTGGAGAACGAGAGCGCACGGGATTCCCTGATCGACCTTGCCTCCTACGCCATCATCGCCTGCATCCTGCTAGACGAGGAGGGGGGATGAAGTCTTGCTGTGACAACCCCGGCTGCTCCGCTCCGTACCACAAGATCGGTACGTCGCATATGTACCACCGGAAGAAGTGCCGGTGTGACTCGTGCAAGGAGGCTGCTGCGCTGATCCGTAACAAGACTGCCGACAGCCGACGCACGGTTGTCGTGGACCATCGAAGCGGGCCAGCACAGTCAGGGGCATCGGATTGGCAGGATGAGGCAGCCTGCAAGGGGGTGGACATCAACATCTTCTTCCCCTACGACGAGACCTCGACGGGACCACGCTCGGTGTCTAGTGAGGCCAGCAAAGTTTTCAAGGAGGAGGCGCTGTCGTACTGCAACCGTTGTCCCGTGAGGGAACAATGCTTGAAGATGGCCCTGGATTCTTTTGAGCGTGGCATTTGGGGTGGGACGGACCACCGTGAGCGTGCCGACATTCGCCGCTCCCTGCAACGCAACGAGAACCAGCCCACCGAGGAAGTCAGGGCCTACCGAGCGAAGTTGGTGGAGAAGGCCAAGGGAACACCGACCGAGAAGCTGATGGAGTTGACGACGCTGATCGCCAACAACATTGATATTGATGGTTGACACGAAACGTAATCCATGATTCAATGACAGCACCACTACCAAGGGAGATAATCGTGGGCTACATGAAGCAACTTGCACAGGAGATCGAGGAGCTCGGTTTCCACAAGGAGGGCGGTGAAGTCCTCTACTGGAAGGAGTTCCCGTGGGGGAAGGAGACCTGCACCGTCATCGTGCGGAAGGACTACCGGATCTTCCGTGAGCACGCTGGGGGCTACGGCATTGAGTACGCCGAGGGTACGTCACTCTACGACACCATCCCCGGCGAGGGACCGAGCCTTGCCTACGCTGCTGCGATTGAGGCGTTGGAGGAGATCGAGGACCGCATCGCTCAGGGCCAGGACGATGAGTACCTGACCCGTGAGAAGGCCAAGCTTGAGAGGGATCTCCGTGGTGAGTGACGCCGAGATCGGTTCCTACTTCCACCTGTCGCCGGATGTCATTGACATCATCAACAACACTTGTCGCATCTGCGGCCACGGTGCGGGGGACCACACCCCCGACTACTGCATGGTGTGTGATTGCGAGGTGCCAGACAGCACCCAGGACGGTCTGAGCCAGAACAGTACCTCTCAGGGTACGCAAGTGACCGCTCGCCCACAGGACAACGATGTGGATGTACTTACCCGTTTCGTCAGCTTGAACGTGTCCGAATCGTCGGACATCGACCCCGTGTCCGAGATTGCCGACGTGCAGCCAAGTGTCACGAAACTTGACGCTGGTTCAAGTTCCGCTACTGCAACACACCCCGAAAGCGGGGTGGAACGTAGCGGCACCGTGACCATCACGATCAGCCGTGAGGACGCCGAGCGGTGGGCAAGCGACGACGATCACATTCACGCAACTGCTTGGGGACCCGTTGATAAAGCCATCCGAGCAGCACTGGAGGAGGGGCGATGAGCCAGCGCAAGCGCAAGATCGAGGACCTGGAGCGTCGGATCAAGATGCTCGAAGAGGACGAGCGTAAGCACGACCTCGTCATCCGAGAGCATGGCTACAGGCTCGACCGCCACGATCGCATCTACGAGCAGCACCGAGCAGCAGTCCAGCCCCTGCTCGATGAGCGCCAGGCCAAGACCGTGACCATCACGATCAGCCGAGACGTCGCTAAAGACCTTGCCGAACACGACCTCAAAGACTGGAAGGTCATCAGCCCCGAACTGACCGAAGCCTGCCGAGCAGCACTAGAGGGGGAGCGATGAGCCGAACGGCAGAGTTCGAGGCCGACGAACGGTCCACCGTGACCATCACGATCAGCCGTGAGTCAGCAGAGGCGCTCCACCGTTACTACCCGGCAGAGGACAGGCCGCACGAACTCGAACTCGATGCGGCGCTTCGAGCAGCGCTGGGGGAGTAGACATGGCAACTTATGATTTCAACGACCGCAGCGACACCGTGACCATCACGATCACCCGCAACGAGGCTGAATGGTGGGCAATGCACCGATCTATGGCTGACCCTGGCAATTTCTTTGAGCGCCAGATCCAAGCGGCTTGCCGAGCAGCACTAGAGGGGGAGCGATGAGCCAACACAACCTTCACGATCTTTCGATGTTCACTGCCGCAGTGAAGTACGGACGAACGGCAGAGTTCGAGGCCGACAATCGGTCGAGTGCTGCGAACCCTTCCACAAGGGGGGGGGTTCGCAGCGGCGCGACCGATCAGAAGGGCAGGGGTGCGATGAGCGAGTCAAGTGTTGTCGAGCACACCACGCACGCTGGTGACGTGAAGCGTGCAACATCGGCAACAAAGCAGAAGTTCACTGAATCGGTGTGTTTCCTCACACAGCAAACACCTTGGGAGAAGCAATGACTCTCTACCATTGCCCCGACTGCAACCGCTGGCACAACGGCACCGGCCACATCTGCACCGACCCACTCCCGAAGATACGCGACACGAACTCCCTGAAAAGTGCAGTCGTGAAGGCAGCGAGAGACTTCGTTTCCTCAATCGGGAATCCTGGTTTCATGGAAGGCGCTGAACTTGCCCGCCTGATGGATGCGCTGCGTGAACTTGACGGGCTAGATCGACCGTTGGAGGGCAAGTGAGCGTCCTAGACACACTGAGCGATGATGACTGGATCAAGCTCCAACTGAGAGTCATCAAGTTGGAGGAGCAGAACAAGGCGTTTGCTGAGTTTGCTGAGGCCGCAGACCTAGTTCTGCGTGCCATCACTCAATGGATTGAGAGGCACCCATGAGCACCCCGATTGTGAACGTGGATGAGAACTACCAGCACAAGTCCTTGGACTACTTCTACCGCTTGAAGATGGTGAAGCGAGGCAAGGCGATGACCGCCATCCGCGTCAAGTCGCTGAGCATCGGTGCTGTGGAGCGCCTGATTGAGCTTTCGCAGCAGGAGCACGCTGACTGTGACGAGGAGTGCGAGGTGCGGCAGGTGCTAGAAGAGTTGGAAGCATGAGGACATTCCGTTGCCCGTATTGCAACCTGGTGCAGAAGGGGCTTATGATCGAAGCAGCCCATAGGTGCATCAAGAACAGGAACCGGATGACACCGTTGAAGGAGGAGGAGACAGATGAGTAACTATCCCGATGGGATGAGCAGGCGTGACCTGATGCACGTTGGCGAGATTGCACCGGACTGGTGCGAGGACTGCCCGTGCGTGGATGAGGCCGAGAAGGTCGATGAGCAGGGCGATGTGTGCAGCCATGAGGACGAGTGCGAGTGCGAGTCCTGCGACTGTGGCTGTCACGCCGAGCCTGACTACGACGATTTCCTGGATGACGATGGGGCAGACTATGACGCTGGATGGTGACTGCCCCGTGTGCGGAAAGACCATCGGACGTGAGCTGCGAGGCCGACCCCGTATCTACTGTTCCGACACCTGCCGATCCCGAGCGCATCGAGCCAAGCAGCCAAAGAAGGTCATGGAGTTTGACGAGTGGCTGCGCTTTGGCATCGAGCATGGCTACTGCACCGAGCAGTTCTGCAACACCCATGCTGGCTACCCAATGCACGATTCCGAGGAGCAGGCATGGGAGGAAGGCTGGGACCCCTGCGCCCACATGGTCAGGCTTGGTAGCCCCGAGGATTGGGACGTTCGGTGAAGCGTAGTCCCATCAACCGAGTCAGCTCCAAGCGCCGGCGTGAGAACGCACAACGCAAGGCTGCGATGATCGAGCGGTTCGGACCTCCCGACACCTGGCATTGCTCAGCCCCAATGTTCATGGACACCCGTTGCTACGGCCAGATCCACGGCCATGAGATCCTGAAACGATCCCGTGGCGGCAGCATCACTGACATGGATAACGTAGTCTTGCTCTGCGACTTCCATAATGGACTTGTGGAGGACTTCCCCGACCACGCCCACCGTGAGGGGTTGGCACGGCACAGTTGGGAGAACGATGACTAACCGACCCAAGATCAAGGGGACTGCCTTTGAGACCGAGGTGGTCCGTTACCTCAACGAGAACGGATACCCTCACGCCGAGCGTCGAGCACTTGTCGGGACGTTGGACAAGGGAGACATCACCGGCATGGGGCCGGAGCTGGTCATTGAGTGCAAGAATCACAAGACCCTGGACTTCTCCGGTT